CCAGCTTGCTCGGTGTCAGGCTGGTCGCCTGGCTGTCATACCAGACATCGCGCACGCCGCTCACCGGCGAAGCAATTTCCTGCTCAAGAGTTTTCAGTTCAATCGGCCGGCCGAGATGGTCATAAAGTGTGCTCATAGTTCAAAGTTCTCCTGTTTGGTGTCTTCGGCTGAAAAATCAGCCTGCATCTGGAAGCCGCGGCTGCGCCGCTCCTGGGCGGCCTCATAGGCATAAACGACGGCCTCGTTGATTGCGGCCAGCAGCGCCAGAAAGACTGCCCAGGCTTCGTCGGCATGCCCCGCCGCATCGCTGGTGGCCATAAAGCGCGGCTGGTTGTTCGGCCCCGGAACACTCTGCAGTTTATGCAGCGAATCGCGCAGAGCCGGTTCCGGAGGGATCCGCAGCTTGCGGTTCTCAAAGGCTGCCTTGCCCGTGTTGGCCATCAGCAGATGACTTCCGGTATTGAAAATCACGCCCTCGATGCGCGTTTCGCCGTAGAGGCGCTTCGCATCCTCCACCGGCTTCTCACCCATACCCGTCTGGTCCATGCAGCCGCGCACAATCCGGTATGTCCGGAACACCCGCGCCATCTCCGCATCGTGCTCCGCAAACTTTTTCTTTTTCAGCCGGACGATCTCGCGGCACCAGAGAACATCGCCAACCTCTTCCAAAACCGGAAGCACCCATAAATCATGCCGCAGGCCAATATCGTTACCAAAATAGCAGGGGCCGCCCTTATAGAGCTCCGGCTTGCCTGCGTCCTCATGTTCGCAGCTGGCGATCAGCTCATAGGTCAGCCAGGCGGTGGCACCATCAACCGGCTCGCACATATATTCCTGCATCCACGTCGCGTCATCACCGCAGGCATCGCGCTCTTCATCTATCCACGCCAGCCGTTCAGCAGCCGTCAGCTCGCGGCCGAGAATCTTATCGGCCAGCCCCTGGGCAACCGCGTCTTCAATCGTGGTAGTATGCAGACTCCAGGCGTTCGCCTTTGGCCCGCCACTCGCCACTCGCCACTTGCCATTAATAAGCTCCTTGCCTTTCTTTGCGTCGGCAACCATGCGGGCGTAGCGGTTGCCTTTGCCGTTGTAGGTGGAGATCACGCGGACCGGGAAGCCCCAGGTAACAATCGGCTTGGCGGCCTTCCACATCGCATCCTGCTGCTCGTGGAATGCAAATTCGTCGAGCACCAGCTTGCCGCCCTTTGAGCGGAAAGCCTTCGGATTGCTGGTCAAAGCGACGATGCGCTTGCCGGTCGCGAAGCGCACCGACAGCGCCTTGATATCCTTCTCGCTGTCGATCACCGTCTCGCCAAGATATTCAGCGGCCGCACCGACCAGCTCCGCCCAGAAGCGGACATAAAGAATATATTCCGTTGCGGCCGACGCGTCGGCGGAACTGAAAAACACATCAATCGGTTTGTCAGCCCGGCTGGCATCAAAGACATCTTCCAGCGCCTGGACATACGACATACCGCCGCGGCGTGTCTTTTCCCAGATCTTGAATCGCGACGTGTCATTCAGCCAGCGGGCCTGATAGGGCAGCAGGTATTTCGATAAATCAACTGGAGCGGCGAACTTCATGATTTGCTGATGCCGAGAATCTTGTTTTTGATTTCGTCAATTGCGTCCTGGGTAAGTCCGGCCTTGCGCGTGGTTTTCTCAACCGATTCGGCAACCTCTGTAACCTTGGACTTAACTTCCGCCATCCATTTCTTCTGGTTGACTCCGGCGCGGCTCAGCCGCGAGATCGCCAGCGACATTTCGCCGGGCTCCATAAGTTGAAGCCGTCCCCAGTCGTAATTAGGCAGCGCGTCCAGCAGCTGCGCCTGCATCGATCGCACGGCCGCGTCGCCAATCACGTTGGCATCGTCGCCGCCCTCTGCCGTTAGGATCTGCGCCATGTCGGTGATCCGCCGGATGTGCTCGCAATGATCCTTGAATTCCTTGCCGTAGCGGGCGACGGCGCTGCGGGAGATCTCCAGCCCGCGCTCGGATAATGCCGCGATCAGTCCGTCGTAATCAGAAAAGTTTCGGGCGAGCAGCTGTTTCTCAAGCCACTCGCGGTCCTCTTTCGGCAGCGTTTTAACGACAGATGGTGTCGGCATACAATGGTCTCCTGTAGGGGCGGGTCGTGTACCCGCCTTAAATCAAGCCGGATTCATCCAGGTGCGCCACGCCGGTTTCGGTAATCATGAAGACCTCGACGGACTTACTGATTTCCTTTTCGGCGCGTTCGATCATTTGATGCGCTTCGAGATAGCGCAGCTGTTTGGCCAGCTCTTCTTTCGGCAAGGTCTGAAATCCGGCCAGCTTAACGCCGACATGGATCGGGTCGATGCGCAGGCCGACCGGCCGCGCAGAGTTCAGCTGCATCAGGATCGAGTTTCTCAGCAGTTCTTTGGTTTCTTCAGTCAGTGGCATAGTGTCTCCTTGTTTAAAATTATTTACGGGTCAGCAGCACGTCGATCTTCTGGTCCATCTGGATCTGCCGCTGATTGACCATTTCTGTTTTCGCTTCCTGACTGGCCAGGCGCTCGCCGAGTTCGCGCAACCCTTCGTCCATGTCGGCGCGAAGCCCCTCAATCAGGCCGTACAATTTTGCGCGGCTTTCGCTGCTTTCCTTGTCGCGCTTCTCGTTATCGGAATCGTTTTTTGTTTTGTAAGAAGAGCAGCGCAGCTGGCAGGCGGCCACTTCGCTTTTGCTGGAAAATTCCTGTTCAGCCGGAGGGCTGCGCCGGAAGCTCTTTATAATCTGAAGCACCAGCAGTACTGCTCCCAGACACCACACGACAATCTGCACAAACTCTCCAAGCACCTGCGAATTTTCGAGACTCATTCGGTTAACCCTTCATCCGTTTAAATTTTTCAAATGTGCGTCCGGCAATGTAGATGCCCAACAGCGAGAAATACCCCATCATCATTGGGGTGTTAAAAAATCGTTCGTGGCCGAGTATGTGCCAGACCTGATCACCAACCAGCATCAGCGTCATGATGTAGGCGGCGAAGGGGCGTACGCGTTTTGTAAACAGATCGTCTTCATCGGTCTGCGCCTGCTGAATTCTCGCCAGAGATAGTTGTGTGTCCGCTTCGGCGCGAGCCTCTACGGCCAGCCGTTTTTCCTTTTCAGCCCGTGCCATCCACTCCAGCTTTTCAATTTCCAGTGCGGTTCGCTCGTTGGCAATTTCCGCCAGCAGTTGAGAGTTGGCGATATCGGCTTTCTCCTGGGCGGTAAAGCGCTCATCGTCGATCAGTTTAAAAACCGGCTGAAAGGCTTTTGAAAGAAGCCCTGTGATGGCGGTGAGTACGGCCGCGCTCATCGGGCCTCCACCTTTCTCAGGCTGTCCGGAAGCGGACGTGAATTCCTTGCCGTCAGTTTCTGATGATTTTTGAAATATTCTCCGGCGAGGCGCAGATATCCCGGAAGCTTTCTATCGCCGCGCCAGTTAATGGCCTTCTTATACGATCCCCGTTTTTTGCGTCGAATAAACATGGTGTCTCCTTGATGGATCAGGCGATCCCCTCCAACGGAGGGGTGCCTGAAAGGCGGGGTGGGTTATTCTTTCGGCCGGAAAGCCTTTACCACGTCGACGATCTCAACCACTTCAATGGAGAGATTGACCGCCACAGCAAAGAGCTTCTCGACTCGCTCTTCGATCTGATCGTTCGGAAGGTCAAACTTGCCGGCAAAGTGCGTGATGATTTCAGCACGCTCTGCATCTTCGAGATCCTGCAACTCTCCCGGAAGATCCGGAGCCGCCTTGATCGCGGAGATTGCGCCGGGAATATGTTTGCTCAGCGAAAGACCTTCGCTGAGTGAAAGTTTTTTGTCATCCAGCGCTGCGGCGATATCTGCGCCGATATCGAGGATCGTGTCCATCACGATGATAATGCTCTTGATGCCCTTCGGATCTGTGCTCATGGGTGCCTCCTGTTAATTGCTGTTTAAACAGGGAGTCCCGCGCCTTCCGGTACGCACCTTCCGGTGCAGGCTCCCTCAGAAGGCCCCATAATGAAAAAAACCGGCTCAGGTTGTTACCTGAACCGGTTCGGTAGTGAGCGTTTCGGCTTTCCGGCTATTTCCAGCTGCCCCACGGAAAGCGTGTTTGAATTTCGCGCCGGATACGTTCGCAGATTGTTTTACCAGTGGCAAGATAAAGCGCTTTGCGCAGCGTGGAGTAGTTTACATGCCCGATCATGATCTCGCATCCGGACGCGGCCATTCTAGCCCCAGAATCAGAAACACTGTCATCCTTCGCCCACACCCGGAACGCCTTGCGCGCCTTCGATTCAAACAGCTTCCAGAGTGTTTTGCTGGCGGGCGTGATCAGCGACAGACAGTACTCGCACTATTCAATGGTCATTAAACGGCCGTTTCGCTCGCGGCATTCAATCGTTACGCGGGCATCGTCTACAGAGGTCCGCGCCAAATCCTTCAGCCATTTTTTATCATTATCTGTCAGGCTCATTCTGCACCTCCGTATTCGTGCCCGGACTCAAAGACGACAGATCTATCCGCCCCTGGCTGCGCAGGATCAATACCAACGTAAATTGCCGGATCCAGAATGATTCGTTCCGCTGCAGTCGACCCGACGTTAAACGCTGCTTTGCATGCTAAACATTTCATTTTTATGCACAGCCCGCCCGCCGGGCTTTGTATCATTCGTCTTTCGCAGTCCGGGCAATAGCCCCGCTGCGCCAGTGTTTTTTTTCTTCCGGTCAGCATCTCTCTTGTCATGGTGTCTCCTTGGTTTCGTTCTGTAGAATCTCGATCGACTCGCAAACTTTGCACAGGTGATTGATCGCCGCCTTTCCGCTGGCCCAGTCCGGCATATATGAGGTGACAGTTTTGCTGTAGTCTAAATCTTTAGCCATCGCGCGCTTCCCGATCGCTTTTTCCATGCTACGGCGGAACGCTGCTGAATAAACCGGGCGGATCCGCGGTCTCAAAAACTTTTGTTCAGGATAGGATTCCGGTACAGATATCCATTTACCGAGGAAGTGTCCGTCGACATACGTCATCACTCGGAATGTCAAAGCCGTATGGCGTTGCACCTGTAAACACACCTTATGTCCGTCGCACCGCAGCTCCACGCGGCCCCACGGGCTGTTAAGCTTCTCAATGCAGACGGCCTTCTGTTCTTTCGTCAGTTTCATTGCGCCGGGCCCTTTTCAGCCGCCGCCTTATCGCACAGCTCGCGCCACGCCCAGGAGCAGGCCCGCTGCGTTGCAAAAATACGCCAGACGCTCCAATGGGGATATCCAGCAGCCGGATGCCGCCTGATCTCATAATCGCTGTAGCGATAAATAAAACCATCCACCGTACGATCTTCCCAGTAGCTGTATTTCTCCTTAAGGCTCACTTTTTTCCCTTCCTGCCTGTTGAGACATTTGATTTTTTCGCAACTTCTCCCGGCTCCGGTTCGTATTGTGCCAGCACTTTCTCGTAAGCCTTCCGCGCCCGCTCAACGATGGCCGGAGGAATCTTTGCGATCAGGAACGGCATTTCACGATTGAGCAGCATCTTTTGCCGCCAGTACGAAGTAGCCTGGTCAAAGTTATCGCGCTCTTCCTGCTTGCGCTCAGAGAGCTCTGCAGAGTTCGCCCGGTAATATTCCCGGTGATATTCCCGCCGCTTGCTCATGCCCGGCCAACCAGATTATGTCTTACCCTCCGCTCGCGGATCGCGCGGCGCATCATGTTCTTTGCCTGGCTGTAGATGCGGCCGTTGGCCGCGTCAAATTCTTCGGGCGTAGCCCGCTCCGTCAGCACATAGCCACCGTTCGTCCCAAGAATGTGTCCGTCGCTGGCCGCGGCGATCGACCGGCAGGTGCGCTCATCCCATCCGCAGCGATCAAAAAACTCACCGGCATGAACAATTCGCCGGTCGCGCAGCAGGGCTTTCATTTCGATCACTCGGATCTCCATGCCGGTCTCTGTCTTTCGGCCTTTGTGTTCAGCCGGCTGAGTGCGCCCTGCAGCCCGATCATGTGCCCACTTGAATAATTCATCGCGAGGCCCCGTCATGCTGTTCATCCCTTCCTCCCCATAATTCGTTCATACTTTCTCCGCTGCCGGCGGATATTCTCTCTGGCAACAATTTTAGTGATGGCGCGCTCTGTCATCTGGTATTCCTTCGCCAGCGATCGCGTTAACTCGCCGGACCGGTACCGGCGGCAGATCTCTGCCTGCCTAAGTACGGTTCGGTAATGATGCGCACGCGGAACCGCGATCGTATCACCGCCGAACAGGCCGGCCAGTTTGCGCGCGATATCCATCCCGACGGCCCGAACCAGCTCGTGCTTAGGCTCCGGATTTTTCGGGATCATCACTTCAATTCCGCCCAATTTATTCACCAGCCGCATTGCCGCTTTGAAGCCGGCCACCCGCTCAACCTCGCGAAGGATCAGCGGAAGTTCTGAGGTTCCGACTTCCTCTTCGTGCGGCTTTTCAACCGGAACCTCGGCCATGAATTGGAAAAACTCAGCCATTGACAGACTCCCTTCGTCCGCCGTGCTTCATCTGCCGCTTGGTGAGCGCCGCGATCAGCCCGCGCAGTTCGTGGGGCTTCAGTTGCTCTGTGCGCTTTTGGCCGTACATTCTCGCTGCCATGCTATCGGCATATTCCCAGGACAAGCTCTGATCCGTCAGCAGGGCATAAACCTTGCGCAGCTGCGCTTCAAACGGATGACCATCCATCCGAACGGTTCGCCGCGCCGTCTGTGTCTGCCCGTGTGCTGCCGCCGTCTTAATCACCCACTCGAAGTGGACGCGCAGGCGGTTATAATTCTCCACCGTGCATTCGCTCAGAGTGGAAACGCCGCACAACTGCTGCTGTTCATGCCGCCAGACGTTGAACTCTCCGGGCGATCCGGCAGCTTCCCATGCTTCTTTAATCAGCACAAACAGGCTCTTTCGTTGACCGTCTTCAATCAGTTTCATGGTGTCTCCTGTAGCCGCGGGCCGTGACCGCGGATTATCCAAGCTTCTTCGGCTCTTCGAGTTTCGGCTCAACCCAAAAGCTTTCTTCCTGATCGATTCGGCAGCCGACGGCCGCCAGTTCAGAATCGGTCAGCTTGGCTTTCAGAGCATCCTTGTCGGGAGTGCTCTTTGTGACGATGTAGTCCAGCAGCTTCGCGGAGCGCAGCGCATTAACCACTTCGTCCCACGTCCACTTTTTATTCAGCAGCGCCAGCGTCGGGTTCCCCGTCCGGAAGCCAAACAGCGCCAACGAGGTTTCGCCGCCTTTTTTACCCACTGGCAGCAGCTCGGCGCGGTGCGACAGCGCATACTTTTCTGCCTGCGCAACCAGCCCCTTGATCTTTTTCTTCACGTCAAGGATGTCATCGTTATAGGCCTCTTGAACGGCCTGTAATTCCTCGTCGCGGTCGGCCTCCATCTTACGCAGGCTCACACTCATTGCCGCCACATCATCCAGCGCAGCCTCAAACTCGCCGCGTGTCTCAAAACCCAAACTCTTCACTCTCTTCGTTGCCATAATGGCTCCTTTTATTTTTTAATTAATGTGCCGCTCAGTACCGCGAGCTCCTGTTCGTGTGTTTCGCCGTACTGGATCCGCTGCGCCTGGGCGATGATGCACGCGCAGTGAAACTTCTCGTGCTTCGCCCTGATCGTTGTTCCGTCCCCAAAGTGAATGTCCCAAATCATGGCTTCACCTCTGGTGCTTCAAAATCCATCCAGTGAGTAACCCCAGTCACCTGCACGTATCCACCCTCACGAACCCAGCCAAGATCGGAGTCGTGGCTTGCAAAGCACCAGTCTTTCCCGTTCATGGCGACAAGCACTTCTATGTCGTCGTCGGGCATAGCTTCTTTCACATCAATCCATTTCATTTCGGTGTCCTTTCGTGTTTTTCGTGGCCAATCACTCGTTGGTCAGTTTGCGCCACGCCCGCGCGATCAGATCGCGGTTGAGTTCTTTGCCGGATCCGACAGCGGCCATGCTGGCCAGCTGAATTGTCTTTACGACACCGCGCAGTCCGCCGGGCAGGACTCCGATCTGGCGCAGATAGGCAAGCGATGCCTGCTCGGTAATGCCCATAGCTGACGCGACAAGATCAACATCCTCTTCGCGCGTTGTTTCAATGTGCGTGCGCTGTGCAAGGCGGCTGAAAATTTGAGCGAACTTTGGACCGCGCGCGCCGCCGGTCATCTGCGTGTAAAGCGGCTCATTACCGCACCACACCATCCCGATCCCCGCCTGCTCCTGAATCTGCCGAAGCAGATCCAGCGCGCCGAAATTCAACTGCTGTGCTTCGTCAATAATCACCACGCCGCCAGATGAGGCCATCTTGCGCATAATCGCTTCCTGCATGGCATAGTTGCCGGATCCCGGATTCCGGATGGCCATTTTAGAGCACATCATCGTCAGAATACCTCTCACGCTTGATGTCGCCTTGGTCGGAGTGAACATCCAAACATTGGATCGCTGTGTCTGATAGTGCAGACAGGTCTTTGTCTTTCCGGAGCCGGCCGCGCCATAAACACAGACCAGGCTTTTCAGCCGGTGCGCCATCTCAATCGCATTATAGACGCGAGATGCTGTCGGGGTTTTTACCCACTCCGGCTCCGGCGGAAGTTCATCGGCGTATTCCTCACCGGCATTATAGGTCTCAATCCATCGCTCGATCTTGGTTTCGAGTTCCGTGTTGCTGCCGGGATACTTGCCCTTTAGCCACTGGCTGAGCGCCGTTGCGCTGATACCAATCTTAACGGCCATTTCATTCTGACTCAGACCGACCGCTCCGCTTTTAAGCATTGCGCCGATCTGCTCTCGGAGGTGTTTGCGTTCCTCTGCTTTCATTCCCATCTTGGTGTCTCCTTGTTATCCGCCTTGCGGCGGGTTGGTGTGTTGGTTCATCCGAAAAATGCAACGAGGCACAGCGCGATCGCCAGAGCGGCCGTTGCGGCCTGCCAGATGAATGTCCGGCGTCTCCAGAGAATGATGTCGCGGTGCAGTTCTGCTCCCAGCGTGCTCATGTCATTGATCGTCTTTTCGCTCATGGTGCCTCCTTATTTGTAAAACAATTCCGCCGGGCTCGGCTCACGATCGCGCCGAAGCGCGACCGGAGCTGCCCGACGCATTCCAACAGCTACCAGTTCATCGAACTCATTATCCCGTTGCTCGGGCGGCGCTTTTCGGTCTCTGGATGGTTGCTGAAATCTGTTTTCAATCGCTGTGCCTGCGAGGCCGGGTACTTGTTTTTCCGTCCGGGACAGGTCAGGTCTGCCGTCGATGCGAATAATCGTCGTGCCGGCATCGGCGGCTGTAACGTTTGGAATGACCGACTCGAGAGCATCCATCTTGCGGACGGCTTTGAGCTGGTCTTTAGTTGCCCGTTTAAACTGGTTCTTGGCACGGGCGTGTTCGCGAGCCGCTTCGGTGTCACCGAAGCCCGTCGCCGCCACGCAGCCAGCGCGGCATATAAAGCGGCCGTCGAGCGTGTACACATGCAGGCCGCTGTGCATCCGTTCCGGATCAAACCGCACGGCGACTTTGGTGCCGCTGTGTTCAGTGAGTGCTTCGTTGTAGTAGCGGTTGCTGTTATAGGCGATGTGGCTGCCGTTTTTGTAAATCGTCACGGTATCGGCCTGCATGAGCAGATAAGCCAGCGTCTCTTCGCCAGGGCGGCGGATATCGACCTTGCGGGCTTCGTAGCTCTCTGTAAACGCCTGATCAAAAGAGCGTCCAGAGCAGACTTTAGATCGGCGTCCTTCGCGGGCGTTGTGCAGTTTGACCTGTTCGTCCAGTACTGCCATGAAAAGCGCGAGTGGAACGGCTTTGCTGCCGTAGTTTTCCGGCTTGGCCATCGGATTATTTCCGGTGTAGGCACCAGCCAGTGCTGGGTGTTTGGCAATCCGCTCACAGCACAAATCTTTCCACGCGCGTTCAATCGGCTTGGCCTGCCCATGAAACGGCTGACACCAGCGGGTTTTAACGCCCATCTGGGTCAAGATACCCATCGGGTCGTCTTCTTTGATTTTGAACCGGTACCGGGTCGGGGCTCCACCGGTAAGCCACTTGCTGGCAAACCCTCGCCCGTTGTCTAAATAGGCTTCATCGGGGATGCCGTATTCGCGCACCATTTTACCGAATGCCCAGCGGATCGTGTCGGTGTTTTCCGTCTTGGTCACTTCATAGGAAAGAACCTTCCCGCTGAAAACATCCTGCCAGCCAACCATCAACGGACGGCTGATCTCTCCATCAGGCCACTGCACAAAGACATCAAACTTGTGGCCGTCCGCATTGACCGCTTCCAGCGCACCGTAGAAGCTATGATCGCGCTCTTGGTGCGGATACATCCTCGCCAGCGCCTCAACCCCTTCGCGGGCCAGCACAATCACCGTGTTCGGCAGTTCATTGATCCTGCGCTGAACGGTCTTGATTGATGGCAGATCATCGAACCGCTGAGCGGCTCGGTCATAAACGGCAGAAAGAGCGGGAGCCTCTGCACGCAGATAGTCGGCCAGAATGTATTCCCAGGCGTCCTCGTTGATCTCAATGCTCTTCTGTTTTCCACTGTAGTTGTCGGTCAAAATCATCTGCCACGCGTCGCGTGGCCACAGGGAAACCTTTCCAAACCAGTTCCAGAGCGACGCTTCCGTCACTTGCTGCTGCTGGGCGACGGCCTTCACCGCATCGCTCTTCGTCAGCCCGTCGGCCTGCAGCTTCTCCACCGCAAATAGCGCCTTCGCGCGCCGCTGGCCTTTTTTCTTTTGCCGTTCCGTCTTTTTCGACCAGACGGCCTCCAGCTGCTCGACATCCGTGTCGGTGTGCTTGCGCGGCTTCCGGTCAGTTTCAAAAGGATTCCCGATTTTGTCCTGACGGGCGGTTAGGGATCCGCTCGGTTTCTGTGTATGGAGAGCGGACGGCTCTTGTACAGGGAGACCGTCCGCCGGTAGGGTTAAATTACTCTTCGCCAAAGCGATCTGCCACTCTCTCGGCAGCTCAGAAACAACAAACCGGTACTGCTCTCCGCCGCGCGCTTTAACCAGCTCTGTCTTAATTTCGCCGCGCCCGGCAATTCGCTTTAAAGTCCGCTTACTCGGCATTCCTGGCAGGCCAGCCAGATCAGCTACAGAAACATGAGATGGAAGGATCATTTCCGTCCCTCCATCTTTGCGGCCATCAGCTCAAGATCAGCAGCTGTTTTCCTGAGTACAGCCGCCTGCACTCTTAAATTTTCAATATCCGCTATAAGCAATAGCGAAGCGATGGTTCCTGATACGTCCAAATCGTCAGATATGTCCGAACTTCCAGGAAGCGGTATTGAATCATCCATTAGCACATCAACCGACACGTCAAAAAACTCAGCGAGTTTCTTAAATCTCTCGGGATTGCCCGGTTTTCTCCCATTAATGTAACGGGTCATCACATGCTGCTTGCAGCCAAATAGGTCGGCAGCTTGCTGGTGGGTTAGACCTTTGCGGGCGATAAGACGTTTCAACTTATCAGAATAGTTCATAGCCGCGCCTCCGATGCTGTAGACATCAGTTCATCAAACCGTTTAGAGAGAGAGCGGCTTTCCCGATGGCCGTTTAGCACTCTATTAAGATGCTCAAACGTGACGCCGAGCTCCCACGCCGCCCAACACTGTGTTCCAACGCGGTGTGGGTTTTCCTTGTGTCGTTTGTTTTGACGTGTCATAGTGCCGCCAACATTAATAGCAATTTTAGCAACGTCAAGGGCAAATTAACATTTTTAGCAAAAATATGAATTTTGGCCAAAAGATCTCCGTATTGATGAATGAAAAGGGGCTGACCCAAACGAGCCTGGCGGAAGCTCTCGGTATTGCGCAGACCAGTGTTTCGTCTTGGCAGAGAAACACATCAAGGCCTAATAAAAGAACAGTTTTAAAACTGTCTGCATTTTTTGCTATTGATCCAGACCTTCTGGTTAATGATAGCCTTGATCTCCATCAATTATTACCAACTGCAACTGCCAAAAAAAGGATTCCGGCAGAGGCTTTTCATGAACACGAGAAGGCAATATCTATTGCCAAAGCAAAAAAGGTGACAGCGGGAGACTTGTCTCCCTTATCTAATGACGATGTTGTGGCTGAGTATTCTCCTCAGATGCAGACCCATCTTTTAATGGAAATATCAGAAAAGCTGACCAAACTTATAGATGCACTAAATCAGCAAAAAGGAGCATAAAGTGGAAAAGAAACCAAGCGTTGCTGGCGAACAGGCCGGGAAAATAATGGCCATTTTGCGGACCGTGAACCTGTTAACCTACGTTGGAGCGGCACTTCTGTTTTTCTCGATTGTCGGCTGTTCAATTAACTACGTCGCCGTCCGCTGGTGGGTAATGATTCCGTTGTTTTCCGTAGCGGCTTTGTCCTTTGAGATTGGCAGAAGAAAGTTCATCGGCATTGAAAAGAAAATATGCCTGATCGGGCTGATTTTTTCAGTCGGTCTGGCTGTAGCCCGCGATGCCGTCATTTCGTCAAAAATGGCCGCACTTTATGATGCCGCGATTGAGGCTCAAAAAGCCTTTAACCAGACAGTAAAAGACATCGCGGATGACATCGAAGCGAATGGATATTGATAAAAAAGTGGCCTAGTTCTGGTTTTTATACATCTGGTGTGTTTTTACATAAATCGTTGATTTTAAACAAACAACAAACTAGGCCATGTTATTGCTGGCCTAGTTCGCTTGGCCTACTTCCAAACATCAGAAAGCGCATCGGAACGCAGTGTAGTAAGCGCTAAAACAGCCACTCTATGCCCGATTAAACAGGGTTTAAACGATATTGGCTGTTCGGTTGGTTCCAAAGGCCGGTGCGGGTTAAAAACGGCAAAAACCGGCGTCACTCTAAATTCTAAGCAGAAAATCAATCATGCCCGCCGGCGTTCACAAAAAGCCCGAAAACAAAGGCCAGTCCCACATTGTCCCTCATCATTTGGCCACATCCCGCCACTCAAAGTTCAACGGTCCGCTCACA